GGAGACTTTGGGCCACGCTTTGGAGGTAAGCATAGAACACAAAACACTGGCGTATTTAGTAGAGGTATTAAGGCTACACAAGGCCGAAGCGAAAAGCTACAGACCATACTGCTACGCCAACAATTTAAAAAATACACACGTAAGCTATGACAGTAGGAAAAGCACTATACGGACTGCTCAATGATGACGCAGGTATTACGGCTGTAGTCTCTGGTAGAATATACCCAGAGATAGCACCAGCTGACGCTGTAGCGCCTTATATTGTATACAGCATAGTAAGTAATACGCCTAGCGATATTAAAGAAGATGGCGGCAGTGTAGATACAGCGCAGATTGAGGTGTACAATTTTGGTACAACTTATAGCAGCACTGTAGACCTAGGTGTATTAGTGAGAGGAGTATTAGACAAAGTAAACGGTACTTACGGCGGAGTAAATATACAGAGCATAAAATATAACAATGAGCAAATGGACGTTACACCTGAGAGAGATCTTTGGGCAAGTATACAGGACTATCAAGCTCGAATAAAACTATAAGAAATGGATATTTTACTAGAAAACTGGCAAGCTGTACTGTTTGCATTATTGGTAGCAGCAAGAGCTATCGTATCTTTATTTCCAACTGAGCACAGAGCGGTGCGAGTGTTTGGCTGGATTGACTTAATAATTACTGCGCTGGTAGGCGGAGACAGAAGAAAAAAAACAAAATAAATAAATAGAAATTATGGCAGAAACTACAGGTATTATCAATGGGTCTGACTTAAGAGTAATGCTAGAAGCTGACGGCACTACGCCAGTTATGGTAGACAACTTAACAGACTGTTCAATCTCGGTAACTACTGAGATGAAGGACACAACTACTAAGAGCAATGCAGGCTATAGAGCGCTACTACCAGGTATGCACTCAGCTACAATTACTTTTAGTGCTATGTATGCGTCAGACGCAACTAACGGCTTTAACGAAATTATCGACCACCAAATCAATAAGACAAAGCTAGACGTTAAGTTTACTCATATCGTAGGTACAGGCTCTACAGAAAATGTAGGCGATGAGCGTTTTACAGTAGAGGCATTTGTTACTTCATGTGACCTAAACGGAGGTACAGAAGATAACAGTACATTTACAGTAACATTAGACGTAGTAGGTACTATCACTCGCGAAGTAATTGCATAATATGACGATCACACTAGACAATAAAACATACCCTGTCAAGGCTACTATGCGAGCATGGCGTAATTTTGAAAAAGCTACAGGCGTTAAGGTAACAGAAGTAGATGCTTCAGATATTACATTAATTCCAGAGCTTGTATATTACTTTGTGCAGGATGGCTGCAAAGCTCAAGGTATGAAATTTAGTTTAAGTGTAGAGGAGTTTTTGGGGCTAATTGAAGTAGGTGATTTACCTAAGTTAGTCGATGTTATGCAGGAGGCACTGGGTGGAGACACTGAAAAAAAAACGGCAGCAGAGGAGAGCCTTTAACATGGGCAAGAGTAGAGGAGCTGGGGCTAGGTCTATTGGGCTTAGCTCCAGATACTCTATACTCGCTTACGTTTAAAGAGTTCGGAAACGCTGTAAGCGGTAAGAGGGAACACTTAGACAGTATAGAGCAGAGCAACTGGGAGCGTACCAGATGGCAAACGGCTATACTTCTAAATGTTCACGTAAAGAAAGGGAGTAAGGTTAAGCCTAAAGACTTAGCTACATTCCCATGGGAGGAGCAAGAAATAAAAGAAAGCCCAAAGGCAGACGGCTGGGCAGTATTTAAAGCATTAGCAAAACAGAGGAGCAATGGCTAAACTAGGAGACTTAATAGTAAGGATAGGTGCAGATACTAGAGACCTAAATAAAGAGCTGGGCAAGGTGCGTAGAAGTATGCGCTCTATGACTAGCAACTTTAAAAGCTTAGGACAGGATCTCACACGCTCTGTAACTTTACCACTAGCAGCTATTGGAGCAGCAAGTATTAAAAGTGCTGCAGACCTGGAGAAGCTAGAGACTTCTTTCATATCCTTAACAGGTGGAGCTGAGCAGGCAGCTGATATGATGCAGCAGCTTAATGAGTTTACAGCTAAAACTCCTTTCCAAATTGACGCAGTAGCTAATAGTGCTAGACAGCTTATAGCTTCTGGCTCTGACATTAGCGAAGTAAACGAGCAACTACAATTCTTAGGAGATATAGCTGCTACTTCTGGAGTAGAGATAAACGAGATAGCTGCTATTTTTGCTAAGGTAAATGCTAAAGGTAAAGTAGAGCTAGAAAACTTAAACCAATTAGCTGAGCGAGGTATACCGATTTTTAAAGCACTAGCTGACGCTACAGGCTTACCTGCTGACAAGCTAGGAGCTGGTAGAGTAGCAGTAGAACAGTTCAACACAGTATTAAAGAGCTTCGCACAAGAGGGCGGCTTCGCTGCTGGAGCTATGGAGCGCTTAAGCGAAACTGCTGCAGGTAAATTTAGTACAGCACTAGATAACTTAAAGATAGCAGGAGCTGCTTTAGTAGAAAGCTTAATGCCTGCGCTTAAAGATGCTATAGACTTTGTAGTTAGACTAGCTCAGAAGTTTACTGCTTTAGATGACAGCACAAAGAAAACTATATTAATCGTAGGTGGACTTGCAGCTGCTGTAGGCCCTTTAGTGGTAGGCTTATCTAGTGCGCTACAGAGTGTACAGTTATTGAGCAGAGCCTTTACAGCTATAGGCGGCCCTATAAGCATAGCCATAGCCGCTACTGCAGGAGCAGTATTAGCTTTTAAAGCTATAGACGCAGCTATAGGAAAGAATAAAACTTCTATAGAAAAATACCAGGCAAGTGCGAAAGCTGCGGAGGAGTCAGCTATAAGCCAAACTGCAGAGGTAAGATACTTAGTAGACGCATATAAAGACGAAACGAAAACCTTAGAGGAAAGAGAAGATATACTTAACAGGCTTAAAGAAATAGATGCCAAGCACTTTAGTAATCTAAACGCAGAAAATACCAGCTATATAGATCTTAAGAAAAACTTAGAAGCCTATACCAGCTCACTGCGTAAGAGCTTTATCGAGAAAGCACTAGCAGAAGAAGGTAGTTTCTTATTCCAAACGCTAGCAGCTGACGAATTAGCTATACAAAAAAAGCAGGAGATACTACAGCAGGCTAGAGATATAGAAGCAGAAGCAGGTAATATAACTAGAGAAGCTACTAAAAAGAACAGACAGCAAATAGAGCAAGAGCTACAAGCGCTAGAAAGAGCTAGAGATAATACAATAGCAAGCATTGAAGAATTTGAAGCGAGGCAGTTAGCGCTTATAGAAAAGTACACACAAGAAGCAAACGCAGCAGAAGCGGCAGCTGAAAGCACAAAAGTTAAAACAGACGCTACTGTAGAAAGCACAGAAGCAACTAAAGAAGCTACAAAAGCTCAAGCTAAAAACTTAGAAACGCTAGCAGGATTACCGCCTGCGCTTATAGCTACAGCTGAAGCAACTAAAGAACTACAGAAAAGCAGTACTACTGTAGCTGACAGTTTTACAGAGTGGATTAACCCGACTATAGTAAAGTTTGAAGAGTTTAGTAATTCGGTGCACACAAGTATAAAGAGCGCTGTTACTGCTATGATAAGCGGAGCTGCAAAAATGGCTGGATCTGGCAGAGGTATGGAGGGAGTGCTAAATGGTTTGCTCAGTGGCTTAGCAGGTATGGCAATTAGTTTAGGAGAGCTAGCTATAGGTTACGGTTTAGCTATTGAGGGAATAAGAAAAGCGCTAACATCATTAAACCCTGCAGCAGCAGTAGTAGCTGGTATAGCATTAATATCATTAGGTGGAGCTTTGCAGGGCGCTATAAATCAACGTATGGAAGATGCAGGCATGCCAGCTTTAGCTAACGGTGGGCTAGCATATGGCCCTACTACTGCAATAGTAGGAGATAATAGAAATGCTAGAATAGATCCAGAAGTTATAGCTCCTTTGAGTAAATTGCAGGATATAATGGGAGGCAATAGTATACAGGTATATGGCCGTATATCAGGAGATGATATACTTTTAAGTAACACTAGAGCAGCTAGAGATAGAAATAGATACGCATGATAACTTACGCAAAAAGTGAATTTACAGATATAAGCGGTGTAGATTGGTGTATTAAAATACAATACGAGGCACCAGGCGCTGACTTCAATTTCCCTTTCAATGTAGGGCCTGACGGCTTTGTACTTACGTATGACTATGACGAGCTAGACAGAACTAAGCCCATAGTAGGCTCTCGCGTACAGTTTACTATGTATCATCCTGAAAATAATAGTATATTTTTCGACGTACTATATGACTTTATAGACTTAGTAGAAGAAGGTACTTTCCACGTAGATATATATAGAGATCCAGATGGAGATAATACCTTATTTTGGGCTGGCGAGATATTACCAGAGCAAATAGTAATACCAGACGTAGCGCCACATGCTAGCGTAACTATAACAGCAGTAGACGGCCTAGGTAACTTAAAAGGTATAAAGTACAACAATAGCGGCACAGCGTACACTGGCCAAGAAACTATACTACAACACATACACAACTGTTTAAGTAAGTTACACACTAGCACAGTATGGACTGGTACGGACGTATTGCTCAATTTCTACGAGGACTTTATAGGAGATGAATATAAAGACCATATAGGCTCAGGGCAAAACCAACAACTTAACTACGCTAAAGTAGACCACAACACATACCACAATTTAGACCAAGACGGTATAAAGCAGTACTACAGCGCATATGAAGTCTTAGAAAGTATAGCGCTTACATTTAATGCTTCTATATATATAGCAGAGGGTGCCTTCTGGTTTGTACCTTTAGGAGTAGCGCAGACGCACACCACTGATATGGCTGTACACCATGAGCTGCTAGCTAATGGCACAGTAACTTATAACACAGCGGCTAATACTGAAGTATATACTGCTTTTGGTAATAACAGCACAACCTACGAAAAGCTGGCAGGCTGGGAGCGTACAAGTAGTCCTGCTTTTAAAGAGGTAAAAAGAGTAAGAGATTACCAAGGAGATAAGCCCATAGTTAGAGACAGCTACTACGGAGAAGGAGATTTTTCAGCTACTACTATTATAGAAGATGAAGACGCTAGCTATAGCTCTGGCGTACAGTATGCTATTACTGGTATCATATCTTATAGACATCCTGGCTCTTTTGGTACAGCTGATACAGATCGCGCTTGCCATTTACAGGTAGACTTTAAGCTTAGAGTAGGAGACGGTGGAGGTACTCAGAGATATTTAAAAAGAGACGTATCATTCGACGAAGATATTACAGCTAGCTTCACTTCAGTAAATTCAATAAGCCCACCAGCATGGAGCTTTTTAACTTACGAAGTGCCTAACCATAGTGAGGCTACGTGGAGCGCTACAGCAGATACATACGCATACAGTACGCAGCCATTTGACAAAAAATTTGGTACAGATGTACCCTTCAATACTGGAGAGTGGTATAGAGAGCAGTTTACAATAATAACACCAGAGCTACCAGCTGACGCAGACGGCTTACAGCTATCAGCAGGAGTAAAGGGTATAGCGCCAGACGGTACAGAAGACAGTGCACTTATAGACTTGCTGCCTGGTAATATTAGTGTAGGTATACAGGATTTAAGCGTACACATTTACGACAGCGAAAATACACAGCAGACAAAGCAAGTAGATATTAATGCAGTTAGCAGCGCAGATGCACGCTACACTATGAACCAGGGCGCTACATTGCTAGGAGATAAAATTACTGAAAATGATCTTGGTACTATATACATATATGACGGCACTAATTACGTAGACAGCTCGCAATGGTTTGCACTACAGAGCACCACTACACAGCTATCTATAAATGGTCTAGGAGTACGCGAGCGCCTTGCCTCTAATAGAACACCAAGACGATTAGAAAGAGGTACATTATATAAAACTGGCTCCAAGTGGATACAGCCATATACTATACTGCAAAACGCAGATAACTCAAACAACTATTACCAGGTAGTAGGCTTAAGCTTTATAGCTGCTAGATCTGAGTACGATGTGGCCTGTATGTATATGAGCAGAAACATAACAGGTATAACAGTAGATACTGACAACCATACAAGAGGGCCAGGCGGCCCAATTATACCAGCTCCAGTACCAGTAGAAAGGGTAAGTAATGTAGAAATAAATACTTCAGAAATAGAAGCATATACTAATAGGCTAGCTGGTGGTGGCTTTAGAGACGGAGACGGCCAAGTAGTAGTACAGGCAGCACTAGGAGACGATACTAGCCAGCCTATACTCAAAGTACATACTAGCAACCCTAACACTACGACACTATCTACTAAGAGCGTAGGCTTTACTAGTCCTGACACTATGCCAGCTACATATACGCTAGAGTTACCTTTAGTAGACGGCAACCAAGGAGACGCATTAACAACTAGCGGATCTGGTAAACTGAGATTTGCACCACTAAACCCACAGCACACGCTACAAAGTAGCTTCTACAATAATAACAGCTTTGGACGATACATACCTTTAGGCGGCTCTACTGTAGAAGGTACAACCTGGAACTATCTGACTGTATGGCCTTGCCCTGCTGACGGTAAACTGATAGACATAGCAGTATGGACACAAGCTAGCACAGGCTCTACTGATATAAGCCTTAGAAAAAATGGCTCAGGTACAAACGTATCTACTGTAAATGTAGTAGGTGTAGCAGGTCAGGTTAAAACAGCTGACTGGGATAGCAGCGCTACTTTTAGCAAGGGAGACGAATTAGCTATATATTTTAACCCTACTAATTTACCTTATGGAGTAAGTATAACAATAAGACTAGAGTACACATGATAACGGACGAAGAGAGAGAATATATACCAAACCATGAGCACCTAATTGCTGTGCTGGATAGGTTAGTAGCAGCAGTAGAAACGCTTCAAGATGAGGTACAAACACTTAAACAAAATGCAAGAGGTTAAGACATGGTCTATAAATTTGCTGTGGGCAGGCTGGGGCGCTCTAGTATTTACCGACGCTATTAGCTGGGTAGTAGGTATAGTAGGTGGGCTTACACTTATATGGGTAAATGTAGAGGGTGCCATTAATCACAGACGTAATAGAAAATGAGATATTTTGAGCTTAGCGAGTTTGATAGCCCAGACTTACCAGGCTCTGGGGAGCTTATGAATAAGGATCTACTAGCTATGCTAGATACAGCTAGAGAAGTAGCAGGTATACCTTTTGT